AAATAAAATTGCTTCATATGGTGACCATGCTCATACAGCAGAAGTTCGTTATAACCCAGAATATCAAGAATATCAAGTTCATCACTATAAAGCTGGTAAACACCAAGGCGAAGGTCCTGTATCATATCACTACGAAGATAAAGCGGATGCTCATGGTACAGCCAAACGTTCTGTGGGTATTAAAGAAGAAGTTGAGCAAATTGATGAGTTATCTAAAAAGACTTTAGGTTCTTATGTTAAGAAAGTTGCACTGTCACAGCATTATGATAATAAGAATTTTAATAGTAAAGAAACAAATAATAAAGACACTCAATCAAATGATGAAAAAGTTGCAGGAGTAAAAAAATCTTCAAAAAGAACCATGGGTGTTATGAATGCTATTAATAGATTAACCAAAGAAGAAGTCACTAACGACGGTTTCAAAGCAGAGTTAGAAGACAACAAAGCTAAAGCGGCAGGTACTAAGAAACAACCTGATATTGCTAAAGCATCCGTTCAAGCTGTTAAGCAAGAGTCATTCAGTTCCAAATTAACTTCTCTTAAAGAGGGTGTTCGTTCATATCTAAAGGGTAGAAACAATGGCTAAAAAGTTCTCAGACGTTTTTGGTTCTATTAGATATTCTAAAATTGACCCAAAACATAACAAAAGTCATGTTGGTGGTTCTACGGACGATGAGGAGCACGGTGCTGTAAGTAGTATCGAGTTTGATCAGCAAGTTAAACACGCCAAGAAGCGCTCTATGACCGAGAGTGAGTCTGTTAAACGCACTCAGACCAATCTTAAAAATATTGAAGCTTCTAAAACAGGATATTCTGTCGACGATGAACAATATAGAAAACATATCGAAAGAATGAAAAAGTCAAGAGACGAATACATTAAAAACAACCCAAATAGTATCTATAAACGTACTGAAGAAGTTGAGAATATTGAAGAAAAGTCTGAATTAGCAAAACAAAATAAAACAACAAAAAACACAATGGATGCTTCTCGTGGTGCTAGTTGGAAAATTAAAAATAGTATGACAGGCGATTCAGTTCGTGATTGGGATAATAAGCATCCAAATGCTCAAGCACAAAATAAAGCAATTGGTCGAGCATTGCGTAGCGAAGCAGAGCAAATTGAAGAGGCTATAGACCATATTATTACTGCTAGGCAAATTATCGGACAATCTAAAAGAAATGCAGGTAGTTCTCACGAGTATATGAAGTTTCTAAAATCACTTAGAGATAAGTTTGGCAAAGAATATTCTACTAACGTACATAAAACAGCCGCTAAACTTGCTACAGAATCTGTCGAGTTAGATGAGGGTTGGGGTGCTGAGCCCGCTAGACGCGAAGCAGAATCTCATGCTAAAGCATACGATGCAGTCAAAGAAAAACACAAGCGCGACCCAGTGGCGTCAGCTATATTAAATCATATCCAAGGAATGAAAGCTGAATACGCTGAAAAAGAAGCTACTGGCAAAGGCAAACAGAGTAGAGAGTTTTGGTTAAAAGATATAGAAAAGAAAAAAGCTAGAATGGGCAATTTTAAAAACGTTGGTGTTAGTTTAAATAAAGAATCTACGGACAAAAAAAGCATGTTCGAAGCGATTGGTGCGAATGCAAGTAATAAAACCCACGAAGGTAGTTTTCAAGAAAAAGATTATAGTAAACATTTTACATATAAGAAAACAAACGATACTTATGCAAAAAAACATAATCTTCCCCACGAAATTGATGTTGGTGATGGTGTGAGATATGGTCACGTTAAAGGTACAGTTGCACATATTGCAACAGACGAGAACGATGATGGCACACCAAAAATGCAAAAATGGCAAATTAAAAATCATAAAAAATGGATGAAAGAATCGCGCCAAGCAGATATTGTTAGAGAAGCTTATATGAAAGCAAAGAATAAGAAAAAAGATGAGAAGAATGATAAGAATGTATCTGGTAAAGTAGAGAAATACGAAGCTGACCCAGTATTGACAGACACGATGCAGAAACAATAAATAGAATATCAAACAAGTTTAGGAGAAAAGTATGTCTTTATGGTCAAATACGGATGCTAATACAAGTGCACCAAAATACGCAGTAGCTGGTGGTCTTGGTGTAGCAGCAAACGGGGATGCTTTATACGGTAACACAACAGTCGGTGATTTTAAAGCTGGTATTGAGTTAGGCGTATTCGGTGTTTCAGCAAACGAAAAACAAGGTACAGGTAACGTAGAATCTCTTTTGATTACTACTGCTGGTTCAGGCTTTACAGCTAGACCTACAATAGCTATCACTGGTGCTAATACAGTTCAAGCCGTTGCCATTGCTAACGGTACAATCGTAACAGCAACGATCACTGCTGCTGGTACTGGCTACGCTGCTAATCAATTTTTAAACGTTACAGGTGGTACTGGTACTGCTGGTAACTTAAAAATTACTGCTGTAGATGCAAACGGTAATGTTACAGCGGTATCTACTCAAGTAGCAGGTGATTACACTGTACTACCAACTTTGACAGATAACCCATTCACATCAAATACATCAGTTGCTGGTGTTGGCTTCAGAGCAAATCTTTCAATTGGTGTCGGTAGCACTAGAGTTACAACAGTCGGCCAACAATATGGTAGCGACGTTGACGTTACTGTAGGTGGTGCTGGCGGTACTGGTGCTGTAGTTGATGTTCAGTTAACTGGTCAAGAAGGCTCAACTAAAGGCGTAACTGCTGGTTGGAACTTACGTAAAGAAGGTTCTGGTGGTCGTGCTGGTCGTGTTCAATATGAGTGCTTAGTTGCTATGGGTTCAATCTCTGGTGACGGTGCAGACGACTCTCTATTGGCTCCATAATGAGTTTTAAAAAATTCTTAACTGAATTTTATAATATTGAAGCTGGTCAGGCGTTTGATGCTCATGAGCCAAACGCTAGCCAGTCTTCAAGCATTATGAATCCTGAAGTTATATCTAAAATAAACGTTCAGCTAATGACTGAGTTCAACGAACGCACTCTATCACCTCAATCGGGCATTCAAAAGATACGCAAAGTATTGCATTCATATGCATTAGATTTTCCTGTGTCTTATGAAGTCGACTCAGAGGGTGACGAGTTTATTATTGAAGTGACTCAATTTGGTAAGGCCTATGGCCCAACACCAACATCAACCGAAATGACACACGACGAAGAAAACGTCGTATTTTTGTACGTTCTTTACTACCTGACCGACGACGGATATTATGAGTTCTATGCTGAGATATCGCCCGACGTTGATCGTATGGAAGAATTACAGGACTCAGACTTAGAAGAAGTTGAAGAAGAATAATAATAAATGCAATTTGATAATTTGACGAGTGAAAACGTTCTACTGTACGCAACTAAAGCCTATGATAGACCTAATTGTATTTTAAGTGAATTTAAAGAAGATATGAAACGGTTTAATTATCTGAAAAGGTTATTTTACCGATATCGTAAGGATAATGAGGTTAGAGAGAGACTTATACTAAACCATTTGGTAGTGCTATCTAATGTGTTTGGGGTAGAAGTAACGACGCGACTGTTATTCTTTAAGATGGCTAAAGAAGATTATCCAGCGCTTAAAACGTATCTTTTATTTTTAAGTTATATGCCAGATACAGTAAAATGTATCAAGGGGCAGGACATAATATCATCCGACATTCCACTAGACATGGATGTTGTATTTGCTTTAAGAAAGATAAAATGAAAAAAGATATTAAAGAAGATGGTGTAGTGCCAACAAATAATGTGGGCGGTGGTGTAATTGCTGGTGTTGGTGTTGGTCCAGACGGTGAGCCAGGAATTAAAAAGTTTGCTGGTAATAGAGTATTCAAAGTGCCATCAAAAAACTTTGTGATGGCTCGTATGCTTAAACGTAAATATCAAAGATTCGAAAGCTATCTAGGCGATAGCAGTATCTCTGAGGAAATCAGAGAATACGCAAATAAAAATTACGGTTTAGGTATAGTCATTGAAGACGAGCAAACAGGTGCAATGACATTTCTTAGATATGGAAACGGAAAATAATGTGGTTATTAAACTTTCTTCCTAACTGGGTATTTCATCTAGCTGTTTTAGTTGGTATACTAGGTATTGTTGTGAGTTTCTTTATATCTGTTATTCCTCTAGTTAATCAATATAAACTACCAGTTCAAATTGCTTCTGTAGCAGTACTTGTTATTGCTATTTGGTTTGAGGGTGGGCTCTACAACGAACAAATCTGGCTCGATAGAATAGCAGAATTAGAGAAAAAAGTTGCTATTGCTGAAGCTAAAGCTAGGGAAGAGAACGTTCGTATAGAAACACAAGTGATTGAGAAAGTAAAAGTAGTTAAAGAGAATGTTGAGGTTATTAAACGCGAGATTGAGATTAAGAGAGAGTTAATCAATCAAAACTGTGAAGTATCACCAACAGCAATTGAAATGTATAATAAAGCGGTGAAAAATGAATAAACTTATTATTATATCTATGTTGATTTTGACATCATGCTCTACTGTTGTGCCTGTCACTATGAAGTTTCCTCAGGCGCCAGAATCGTTGACGAAACCATCAGAACCATTGAAGCCTCTGACTAAAGAGAATCCAGAGCTGAGCGATTTAATAACAAACGCAAGCGATAACTATGGCAAATACTATGAGCTTGATATTAAATATAAAGCGTGGCAAGATTGGTATAACACTCAAAAGAAAATATTTGAGGAAGTGAAATGAAAAAATTATTATTAGTTGCTTTACTTATGTTGTTACCTGGATGTGTATTGATTGACGCATATAAAATGGCTCGATTTGACAATAATGAATACATGCTTATAAATACAATACGCACCCAATCTAATCTGGGCGCTGCTAAATGTGGAACACCAGAAGTGGTTTCCGTTGTGGATAATATTTGGTTTAAAACTATTGAGTTGCGAAATTACTCAGAGAGTATTCCAAATAATAAAGAAGCTATTAAGATGACTCAAGAGTTATCGGAAATAGTAAAAGGATTAAGCGTTAGATACCACGGCACTGAAGCTGTAAGTTTGACTTATTGCACTACAAAATTTGGTAATATAGAAAAGAATGCAACGATTATTCAGAATGTTATAGGAGCTAAACCTAGATGAGTTATACAAAAGTATTAGAAGATTTTGCGGGTAGTAATAACACGTCAATCGCTAATTGGGCAAAAGATGTGTTAAGTCTAGATAAAGACTTTAAAGCTAAGAAGATATCTGAGAGTGAATATAAAGAACTTTTAAGTGACTTAGTTCACAGTAAAGCAATATCTGAAGCTGCTGACGATTTAGCAGTTAAAACTAAATTGAACGAATGCATTGAAAACATTGCATCGGTTGTTGGACTTGTTATTTAATATTGACTATATCACATAGGACATGCCTATGATAGTGTGTTTTTATGTGGTTGTCAAGTTAGTTTGACTTTTATTATTCTTTGTTATAATTATAATAATATAAAGGAAACAAACAATGACAACTAAAGCAGAAAAAAAAGCAGAAGATTGGATGACCTCTAAATGGCGCCCAATGATGGCAGTGACATACATGGCAATCAATATATTTGATTTCATCTTAGGTCCTGTTTTATACAACCTACTACAATATTGGAACCCAGGTCAATCAGTTGGCATGTGGCAACCATTAACACTTCAGGGTGGTGGTTTAGTGCACATCGCGTTTGGTGCTATTTTAGGTATCAGTGCATGGACTCGTGGCCAAGAAAAAGTAGAATCGATTAAATCTGGTCAATCGGAAGAGACTAACTAAAATGACGGAAGAGGTTAAAGTAAAACTTGCAATGCTCGAACGAGACTTCGTTGGTCTCAAAGACGTTGTAGACAAACTTGAAAATAGCATTGATAAGCTAACTTCAATCTCATCCTGCATGGAAAGAATGCTCGCGGTTCATGAAAACGTCAACGACAATCAGAAACAAGTCAATGACGTTTTATTTGAAAAGCTCGAACAAGAACGCCAAGATAATAAACGTGAACACAACGAGTTATCTGAAAAAGTTGAAGAGTTCAGTAAAACAATAAAAAATGATATAAACGCATTGAAGCAACTAGACGCGGATAGAATGGAAAAGCTCGAACAAAAGGTTGATGTTCTCGAGCAGTGGAAATTTATGGTGATGGGTGGTGCGGCAGTTATAGGTGCGCTATCGTCAATATTTGTTAAGTTTATTATGTCATTATTTCAATAATAAATTGCGTTTGTCTATGTAGTTATATATAATTAGTAAAATTTGAAATATTATGGAAATAACATGTCTCTATTCATTGATATAAAGTATACAAACTTAATCTCACATCGATTTGAAAAGTTTGTAAAGAAAGAAGCGTATCTATTTAACTGCAGGTGTCCAATCTGCGGCGACTCAAAGAAAAACAAATCTAAAATGCGAGGATATATCTATCGCAAAGGTAACGATTTATTTTATCGTTGCCATAACTGTAATGCTGGTCTTACTTTAGGTAATCTAATTAAGCACATTAGCCCTGATATATATAAAGAGTATGTTTTAGAGAGGTATAGTTCTGGCGAAGGTGCTAAGTCATCTTTCAAAGAGACTTCTATAAATATACCATCACCAAAATTTGGAAAAGTTGAAATGAAAAAAGTGTTTGAACATGCTGAGTGGTGTAGTGTATTACCCGAAGAACATTTCTGTGTTAAATATCTAACTGCTCGAAAAATACCCAAAAAATTCTGGAGTAAGTTACTATTCACGCAAAACTATAAAAGTTTTATCGATGCATTAATTCCAGAACACGATAAAAACTTAGCTGAAGACGCTAGGCTTGTAATACCATTTTATGATGAGTATGATGTGTTGATTGCTGTCACTGGTAGAGCTTTAGAAACTAACGATAAATCTCTTAGATATATAACTATGAAAGTTGTAGACACTGATAGAAAAATAATGTATGGTTTAGATAGACTAGATACTACTAAGCCAGTTAGAATCGTTGAGGGCCAGTTTGATAGTATGTTTTTAGATAATGCTATTGCATCGTGTGATGCAAATCTAATGTCGGCAGCAAAAGACATTAATGCCAATGATGTTGTGTTAATATACGATAATGAACCAAGAAATAAAGAAATTGTAAATTTAATGCAAACTGCAATTAACAAAGGTAATAAAGTTGTTATTTGGCCAGAAACGATGAGGGGTAAAGATATTAATGAGATGATTATGAACCAAACATCTAAAGCTGAGATTGAAAGAATTATAAGTAGTAATGTAGTTAGTGGATTACAAGCTCAAATGAAATTTGTATATTGGAAGAAAGTTTAAACATGAAAGTTAAATTAATTAGTTATAGTCAACCTAGCAAAGAAATGCTTGATGATGGATTAGATAATGTGCAAGACCTTATCGCATTCTGTGCTAGGGTATCAAATCCATCCAATCAGTTAAATACTGAAACTTCAGAAAAGTTAATTCGATATCTAGTTAAATATAAACATTGGAGTCCATTAGAGATGGCTTCAGCTTGTTTAGAAATAGAAACGACACGAGATATAGCTCGACAAATACTTCGACACAGGTCATTTTCGTTTCAAGAATTCAGTCAACGATACGCTGACCCAACAAAAGATTTAGATTTTGTGTTGAGAGAAGCGCGAATGCAAGACACTGTTAATAGACAAAATTCGCTACCTAACTACGATGAGTATATTGCTGAAAGATGGGAAGAAGAGCAGTTAAGAGTGATACTAGCGGCCAAACAAGCTTATGCGTGGGCGATAGATAATGGTATTGCTAAAGAGCAGGCACGTGCTGTGTTACCAGAAGGAAATACTGTGAGTCGATTATATATGAACGGAACTATAAGGTCTTTCATTCACTATATAGAAGTTCGTTCAGAGAAAGGCACTCAAAAAGAACATATGGAAGTAGCGAGAGCTTGTGCTGAGGCAATTGCTAGTATCTTCCCTATGACAAAAGAATTCGTAACAGAATAAAATTGGAGTTTTAAATGACTAACACCGTTCACGGTATTGAAGTAGACTATTCACGAGATTCGTTATTTGACGAGTTGGGAATGATTAGATTAAAAGAAAGTTACATGACAGACAGTGAGAATTCCCCTCAAGAAAGGTTTGCGTATGTCTCAAAACAGTTTAGTAGTAATAGTGATCATGCTCAACGTCTTTATGAGTATTCTAGCAAGCATTGGCTTAGTTACGCCACACCAATACTTTCTTTTGGCCGCTCTAAGCGCGGTCTACCTATTTCATGTTTCTTAAACTACATAGAAGATACTGCTGAAGGTCTAGTAGATAACCTATCAGAAACCAATTGGCTATCCATGATGGGAGGCGGTGTTGGTATTGGTTTTGGCATTCGTTCTGCGGATGCAATCTCTACTGGCGTTATGCCTCATTTGAAAATATACGATGCTTCATCTTTAGCTTATCGTCAAGGTAAGACTCGTAGAGGCTCATACGCGGCTTACTTAAGTATTGACCATCCTGATATTATTCAGTTTATGGAAATGCGTAAAGCTACTGGTGACCAGAATATGAAAGCGTTGAATCTACACCACGGTGTTAATATTCCTGATGCTTTCATGGATATCATTGAAAAGTGTATGATAGACCCTAGCTACGACGATTCTTGGAATTTAGTAGACCCACACTCAAAAGATATTAGAGAAACTGTTTCAGCTAAAGCATTATGGCAACAATTACTTGAATTGCGTATGCAGACTGGCGAACCGTATCTACACTTCATAGACGAATCTAATCGCAAGTTGCCTCAGTGGTTAAAAGACAGGGGTCTTAAAGTACATCAGTCAAACTTATGCTCAGAAATTATTTTACCGACTAACGAAGAGAGAACCGCGGTATGTTGTTTATCTTCGCTTAATCTAGAATACTACGAAGAATGGAAAAACGATGATAGATTTTTATTGGATATCGCAGAAATGTTGGACAATGTGTTACAACATTTTATTGATAATGCACCTGATACTATTGCTAGGGCTAGGTATTCTGCTAGTCGTGAGCGGTCTATTGGTATTGGTGCCCTCGGTTGGCATGCACTATTGCAAAAGAAAAATATACCGTGGGAAAGCGCCCTAGCAACGGGCTTAAATAAAAGAATTTTTAGTCACGTAAGAGGTAAACTAAATGAAGCGAACTTGGAATTGGGCAAAACACGTGGCGAAGCACCAGACGCTGTTGGTACAGGCAATCGTTTTTCTCATCTTATGGCTATCGCTCCTAATGCTTCCAGTTCTATTATTATGGGAAATACTTCACCATCGATTGAGCCTTTTAGAGCTAATGCGTATAGGCAAGACACGCTGAGCGGTTCACATCTACACAAGAATCAGTTTTTAGATGCTGTGGTTAAAGAAGAATCGAGTAAGCATAAAGAAGGCTGGTATAATGAAGTGTGGTCGTCTATTATTGCTAACGACGGTTCTGTTCAACATTTAGACTGGATGTCTGATTGGAATAAAGACGTATTTAAAACTGCGATGGAAATTGACCAACGTTGGGTAATTCAACATGCTGCTGATAGACAAGAGTATATTGACCAAGCTCAATCATTAAACGTATTCTTTAGACCAGATAGTCATATTAAGTATATACATGCAGTTCACTTTATGGCTTGGAAAACTAGTCTTAAAACTATGTATTATTGCCGTTCAGATAAGATAGCTAAAGCAGACAAAGTGTCTAAACGTATTGAACGTGAAGTCATTGCTGAGATTGATTTGAAATCTATGGCTAGTGATGAGGGTGTTTGTTTGGCTTGCGAAGGATAGTTAGTGCCTTCATACGATTACAAATGTAGTGAGTGTGGTGAGATGATAGAGCTAACTAAGTCTATGAATGATCCACATCCAACTACATGCCCTCGTTGTTTCGAGCCCGCACTAGAAAGGACATTCATCACTGCACCTAATGTTGAGTATAAGGGTAAAGGTTGGTTTAAAACGGATGGAAAATATTGATGAAGTGATTATGTTGCGGAATACTACGACGATGAAAAGTATGAACTCATGTTTTATTTTGAGAAATACAATAAACATTGGCCAATAAAATAATAAATAATAGGAAAAGAAATGGTAAAAACTAAATCAAATTTAATGGAAGAACGTAGTTACTTTAAACCGTTTAATTATCCTTGGGCATATGATGCCTGGTTAAAACACGAACAAGCACATTGGCTTCATTCCGAAGTCCCTATGATGGAAGATGTGAAAGATTGGAAAAAGAAATTAAACACTACAGAGAAAGACTTTCTGACAAATATTTTCAGATTCTTTACTCAAGGTGATATTGATGTTGCTGGTGGTTATGTCAATAACTATTTACCATACTTTCCACAACCAGAAGTTCGTATGATGCTGTTAGGATTTTCAGCTCGTGAAGCTTTACATATTGCAGCATATTCACATTTAATTGAAACCCTTGGTTTACCAGAAACTATGTACAATCAGTTTTTAGAGTATGCCGAAATGAGAGATAAACACGATTATGTCACAGAACTTTCGTCAAAAAATGGCACTCTCGAAAGTACGGCAACGCACATCGCAGTCTTCTCGGCTTTTACCGAAGGTATGCAGTTGTTTAGCTCTTTTATTATGTTGCTTAATTTTCCTCGTCATGGTCTTATGAAAGGCATGGGTCAAATCGTTACTTGGTCAATTGTTGATGAAACAATGCACACTGAGGGTATGATTCAATTGTTCAAAACATATATCAAAGAAAATAATGAAATTTGGAATGATGATTTAAAGGGTAAGATATATACGATTGCTGAAAAAATGGTTGAACTTGAAGATAAGTTTATCGAGTTATCTTTTATAAACGGTCCTATGAGAGATTTATCTCAAGAAGATGTAAAACAGTATATTCGATACATTGCAGATAGACGTTTAATCAGTTTAGGATTAAAAGGTATATTCAAAGTTAAAAAGAATCCACTTCCGTGGGTGGAAGAAATGATTAATGCGCCAGTTCATGGTAACTTCTTTGAGAATAGAGTTACAGACTACGCAAAAGGTGCTTTGTCTGGTAAATGGGATGATGTTTGGGCATAGATTAATGAATGACTATATAGATGAGATTGTTAGTTTAGCTAGAGAAGTTGAGATTGGAGACCCCATAGATTGGGGGCTTCTAAATATCGATGAAGAGTCTGCTTATAAACTAATGACTATGAGTGTCGTTGAGAAGTTTAGTGAGTTTAGTCCTAACGAACGAAGTATTATGATAGCAACAATAGTAAAACTGGTGGTTGAGAACTTTACTCTTAACTTAAAATTAACAGGAAAAGAAAATGGCGACAAAACATTTTGATTGTGATAACTGCGGTGCTCACGGTAAAATCATATTCAAAGACGGTTCTGAATTCAATACATCAGACGTTGCTTACTGCCCCATGTGTGGCGGAGATATCTATGAGGCAGACGAATATATCGAAGATGATGAATAATGAATTGGACACACCAAGGTCAAGAAATTGTAGAGCTTCCTGATGATTGTGTTGGTTTTGTTTATCTTATAGTAAATAAGACAAATAATAGAAAGTATATAGGTAAGAAGCTAGCAAAGTTTTCAAAAACATCATTAAAAACAATAACACTAAAGAACGGCACCAAAAAGAAGAAAAAGATTAGAAGTAAAGTAGATTCTGATTGGGCAACCTATTACGGGTCTAGCATTGAATTACAGAAAGACGTTTCTAATTTAGGTGAGGATAACTTTACTCGAGAGATATTGTTTATCTGTAAATCAAAAGCTGAATGTTCATATATAGAAGCAAGAGAACAATTTAATCGGTGTGTGCTAGAATCAACCGATTACTACAACAATCAAATATCCGTTAGAGTTCATGGTTCACATATCTTTGGAAAAATATGAAGAAATATCGAACAGTAATCATGAGCGATTGGCATTTGGCAACGAAAGACTGTCAAGCTGAAGATTTAAATGACTTCTTAAAGAGTTTCACGTGCAATACGTTGATACTAAATGGAGATATTTTAGACGCCTGGCGAATTAAACAAAACAAATGGGTTTGGTATCCATCACATACCAAAGTTGTTAGGTCTGTATTAAAACACTCGAAAAATAACACTGATGTAATATACGTTACTGGTAACCACGACGAGTTCATTAGGCCGTTTATTGACGGCTCACTTCAGTTTGGTGATATAAAAATAATGAATAAATTAGATTACATAGGTATTGATGGTAAGAGGTATCTTGTAATACATGGAGATATATTTGACGGTATCGGTAGTGTTGCCCCGTGGCTTGCGCTTTTAGGTGACAAAGCATACGACGTAGCATTGAGATTAAACGCACATTATAATTGGTGGCGTAGGAAGTTCGGATTTGGTTATTGGTCTCTTAGTAAGTATCTTAAATACAAAGTAAAGGGTGCTGTAGACTTTATATTTAAGTTTGAGGTCAACTTAGCCGAGTATGCTAAAAAGAATGGATATGATGGTGTTATTTGTGGACATATACATCATGCTGAAATAAGAAAAATTGAGGATATCTTTTACATGAATTCGGGCGATTGGGTAGAAAGTAGAACTGCATTAGTTGAACACTTAGATGGTAGATGGGAAATTGTTGTGTGTAAAGAAAAGAAATGAGCGATGATTTTACAGAAATAAGTGATAAAATCCATTCGTGGAACCTAGCTGTAAAAAACGGCTGGGCTATATCTCTCTTCT